AATCTTAAGGATAGGTCGTTCATTTCCCCTTCATTAATAATGCCCCCACGCGAACCCCGCTTCAACGGTATCAGGTTCTTCCTTACGTACGCTCGCGCCGACGCCATATCTATCGACGACGTCGCCGACCACCTCCACCAACTCGCAGACTCGTGGCTTGAGATAGTTCAAGAAGATCACGTACCAAACGAAGAACACCCGGACGGAGGAATCCATTACCATGTCGTCCTTTGCTTCGCAACCCGGTACCAAGGTGCCCTCGACTCCTTCGACGTCCTCGGCCACCATCCAAACTGGACCCCCATCAGAAACGCAACCGTCGATCTCACAAACCGACGGCACTACATCAGAAAGGGGATCCGGGCTAAAGAGGACCAACACACGGTCAAGAATCACAAGACTACCGCGTGTGATTACATCATCGAACCTGACACCAGAGGCAACGTACCCGAGTACTCTTCGCAGGCAGGGCGCCTCAATTGGGGAGGAATCCTTGAGCAAGCAACAACGGGAGAGGAGTTCCTCGCCCTCTGTCGACTCCACCAGCCTAAAGACTGGATCCTCCGAAACGAGGCGCTCACCAAGTACGCTGCGTCGTACTACCAGGAAGCCCGCGAACCCAAAAAAAGTCTACCCCCCGGGACTCTTTCATCGTTCCTCCCGCGTTGGATGAATGGGTCGAACAAGTCTTTGCCGAGGTATGTTTATTCCGGCTCGTTTACACGAACCTCCCTCGATGTATTGATTATTGATAGTTTGATTATGTTGCAGCCGAAACCGGACAGACCGAAGACGCTCCTCTTGGTTGGCCCAACCCGACTTGGTAAAACCCATTGGGCTGAATCGCTGGGACGCCACAGTTACATGTGTGGGATGTGGCGATCCGACTCCTTTAACGATCGAGACGACTATCTCATCTTAGACGATTTCGACTTCGACTTCTTTCACGGAATGAGAAAGGCGATTTGGGGGGCGCAACCGGAGTTTACTACGGTCGATAAATGGAGGAAGGGGGTAGCTAAATGGGGAAAGCCTCTGATTTGGTTATGTCAGGAGGAGAAAAACCCGTTCGTAGCGTTAGATAAGAACGGGAGACCTGTTATGGCCGAGGAGGAACGAGCTTGGTATAGGGCAAATTGCGTAGAAGTACACGTTACTACGAAATTGTATCCTGAATAAATTATTTATTGAAGTGCCACCAAACAGAACCCTATTCCTAATATTGTTCTGCTCTAGCCACTTTAAGATTGTGCCTAACCTAACGTCCACTGGATGGCCTTCGTTCCTAACCCTAAGCGTCCTTAAAGTACACGTCTGTGCCGATAACAGCGGATATATCCGAGCCTAGTGCAGTCAGACCAATACCCAAGGTCTCCAGTACCCAGTAGTACTGCATGCCCTTCGCCTCTCCGAACGTCCCAGCAACAGTTGTTCCCTCCTCATCCGCAGACTGCATTTTTTTACGCAGCGGGATGTAAAACTTCTTGCTCAAGGACCCCTGCCCGACGGAAGCGGACCCCAGCACAAACTTCCTCTGAAAGTGGATCTTCGCTATCTGTGTGTTCCACCGGGACCAGGTGGGGGTTTGGTCATGATCGGGGTCAAACAGCTTGTCGCTGGGTGAGACCCCGCCGACTCCGTCGGTTGATCCGGCAAAGTATTCATTTTCACTGTAAACGGTGAACCTAAACCACACGTCTGGCTTCGCGACGGCTGACGACAAATAACCATTCATTTGCCAGCGCAGACCTCGACTTTCAATCGAGGAACCGACGAACGATTCCTCGCTTTTGAAAGCGGTTGAGACGTCGTCATGGGGAATAGGATTGAATATGTTGGCCCGGATTATCGCGTTCGAGCCCGAGGAGTACGCGCCATACGTGAGATACGTCGCGAACGGGTGGCTGAGCGGGAACCGCTTTGTCTCCACGGGGATCTGGCTGATGGCCTTGATCGCACGGACCATGTGCTCGCTGAGCCTCTTCGAGCCGCGGTGGCGGCCCTTGCTCTTGCGACGGGTCTTCCTGCGGTACGCCATGGCATGTATGGTCGGTGGCGGAGATTGGCTATCTGATGTTAGCTACTAATAGCTTATCAGAAATGTTTAGCTCGGGATAGCTTATCAACGTTACACTGTGTTACCGAAAGATAAGATAACGCGTGGTGACTGCGGCGTGTCTTGCTTTTTTATATATAAGCGTGGAGCGAGTGGAGCGGGAAACGACCTATAG